AGTAAAAGGTATTCCTTTATCTATTTTCTCATGGACAATATACAGTCTAGTTTTACCTGCATACTTACCAGAACTAGCTACTTCTAACCCTGAACCACCTATAAAATTTGATTTTGATAATGACGCCATATTGCTATTTATATAACATTATGGAAGAAAAGTCAAGCGGTTATTGATTGTTTATATTGCCGAGTGTGAGGAATTTGACAACGCCCCCATTGGGTTCCCATTGTCTATGTTTGTTTTGATGTTTAGTTATTTTGTCTGTATCTTCTCTAAAGAAGTTTTCACATATAATAGATCCTGTGGGTTTCTCAATACACTGCCACAGGATCTTTTTATTCTTTTTAACCATTACGGTTTCATAAGACAACTTAATATTTTTTTTACTAAGTTTCTTTTCTTTTTTAGAAGAACTGATTTGTCTGGATCTGGATAATCTCATTCTTTTATTTCTTGTTAGATTCTATAAGTGGATCGTATAATCCTACTAGCGTTCTATACTTACTTTGAGCAAGTGTTAATGCTTCAACTTTCTTTTCAACTGTTGATATATAATCTATATGTTCAGCAACACCTTGTGGATTGTCAAAGAATGTTCGCAATTCTGCCTTACCCATTTCAATATCTGCTTCAACTTTTTTTATTAGTGCTTCTTTAATCATATTTATTCTTTCTCCGAAGAGTCTGCTTACGCAGACTCTTCCGTTGCTGGTGCTTCATCAGCAGGTGCTTCACCATTAGTTACTGGTGCTGCTTCCTCTTTGATTTCAGCGTCTGCATTAACATTATCTGTTAAGTGCTTTGCATAGTGATTCAATACAATCTTTGCTTCATTGATTTGAAGATTCAATTGATTGATTCTGTTTTGAGCATCCTGTGCTCTTACGATAGCAACTTTAGAAGCGTCATCTAATTTTTGCTCATCATATTGTTTGTCGTTTATAGTTACAGTCATTTTACTGTTTCCTTTCTTTGTTATTAATTTATAATTTTACTACATCACTAGCGGACATTTTGCCTCGCTGTTCAGTAAGTTCGTATGTGATTATATCACCTTCGTCAATACTAGATATATTTGACGCCTGTAATGCTGAAATATGCAAAAATGCATCCTTACTACCATCATCAGGTTCAATAAATCCAAAACCTTTCTTAGCGTCAAACCATTTAACTTTACCTTGTGCCATTGTGCCTCCTTTCTAAATTTTAAAGTCTGAAAACTTACCCTGCTTTTCAAACTTACTTGTTATAGTAGATGACTTGTCTTGTCCACTATCTACTAAATCTTCTTGAGCGATCTGTTCTACATCATACAGTCGCATTTTAGAACGATCAACACCAATGATAAACTTACGATTTAAAGTTGGGTCGTTATATCTATTCTTCAATTGTTTAACCAGTATCTGATTCTTTTCTTCAAGTTCTTCATTTGATATCAAAGCAAACATAAAGTCTGCTGTTGCAGGTAAACCAAAACTTTCAGATGTATCTTCTAATCCTACATCACTACTTACATAACCACCACGAGTCGTTTGAGTTGCAGAAAAGATAGGTATATCATTTTCTACTGCCAAACCTCTAAGTTCTTCAGCGATTGATTTTATGTATGTGTATGAATTAACATTTGAACCTGCTTTAAATCTAGAACTTGCACATATATTTAAATAGTCAATAAACACAATGTCTGGTTTAAAAGACTTCTTTAATGCCAGTTCATTTATCAATGATTTAAAATGACCTGTGTGAGCAGAAGCAGTTGGATATTCTTTTATAATCAATTTACCTGTTGTCTTACTTTGTAGTTTATTTATCTTAGTTTCATACATTTGATATGGCAATTCTTCTAGATCACTCATACCTACATTCAATAGATTAGCGTCAATTCTTTCTGCAATTCTTTCTTCTGCCATCTCCATTGTGATATATAAAACATTCTTACCTTGTAATAAGATTGAAGAAGCAAGGTGTGTCATAAACATTGTCTTACCAACACCAGTACCTGCAAGACAGATATTCAAAGTCTTACTTGGTATACCGCCTCTTGTTATCTTATTAAAATAGTCTAAGTCTAATTCAAGTCTTTCTTCTTTTGTCCTATAGAAATCAATAGTAATAAATCTATTAATGAAGATGAGTATAAACAAGTTACTGATATATTATCTACTCTAAATCCTGAACCAGTTAATCTAGAATGGTTAGTTGAGACAACAGAAAAGTTTTGTAAAGACCGTTCTATTCACAATGCAATTTTAAATGGTATACAAATTATAGATGGTAAAGATAAGAAACATACACCAGAATATCTTCCAGAATTATTGTCAACTGCTCTTTCAGTATCCTTTGACCAAAAAGTTGGTCATGATTATTTGCAAGAATCAAAAGAACGATATGAGTATTACAATAGAAAAGAAGAAAGACTAGAATTAGACCTAGAGTTTTTTAATAAGATTACAAGAGGTGGTATCCCAAGTAAGACTTTGAACATTTGTCTTGCAGGTACTGGTGTTGGTAAGACAATGTTTATGACACACCTTGCTTCATCTGTTTTATTACAAGGTAAGAATGTATTGTATGTAACTTTAGAAATGGCTGAAGAACGTATTGCTGAAAGAATAGACGCAAACTTATTGAATGTCGGTATGAGTGATTTAGAAGAATTGCCTTATAAGATGTATGAAACAAAGATTAATAAGTTACAAAAGAAAACAACAGGTCAATTAATTATCAAAGAATATCCTACTGCTACTGCTCACACAGGTCATTTTAAAAACTTGCTTAGTGAATTAGCATTGAAGAAATCTTTTAAACCAGATATCGTATTCATAGATTATCTAAACATATGCTCTAGCGCTAGATTTAAAGCAGGTGCGAATGTGAATAGTTATACTTACATTAAATCAATCGCAGAGGAATTAAGAGGTCTTGCAGTTGAGATTGATGTACCTATATTCTCTGCTACTCAAACAACAAGAGGTGGTTTCGTAAGTAGTGATGTAGGTCTAGAAGATACCTCAGAGAGTTTTGGTCTTCCTGCAACAGCAGACTTTATGTTTGCTTTAATCAGTAGTGAAGAACTAGAAGAAAAGAATCAGATAATGGTCAAACAATTGAAGAATAGATATAATGATCCAACGATCAATAGAAAATTTATTCTAGGTGTTGATAGATCAAAGATGAGATTCTATGATGTTGAGCAATCAGCACAAACAGATTTAGTTGAGAGTGGTCAAGAGGACTCATTATCAACTGATAATAAATTTAAACAACTAGGAAAGTTTTCGGACTTTAAAATATAGAAAGGAGCATATGACACAAGGTAAACTTAAATGGTTTGATCCCAAGAAGGGTTATGGTTTTATAAAACCTGATGATGGAAGTAAAGATACATTCTTACACATATCAGCATTAGAAAAAGCAAATATAACACAACTTGACGAAGGTCAACTTATTAAATATGAACTTGCTGAACACCGTGGTAAGGAATCAGCAACAAACATTGAAATAGTAAAGGAGTAAAAAATGGCTATAACAATAAACGGTAAACAATATGATGAAACTAAATTAGAGCAGGGTATTATAAATTCAATTGCACAAATTCAAATGTTACAAAAACGAATGAACGAGTTGCAAATGGACTTTGATAATGCTAAAGTTTTATTACAACATCATCAAAAAAACATAACAGATAATCTTCCTGCGTCAGCAGAAATAGAAGAAGATAAGCCTGCTGAAGAACCAAAGGCAGAATAATGCCAAGGAAAGTTGACAAATCTTTTCACTACGAAAAGAAAATGAGCAAACGCAAAGGTAAAGGCGTTCGATGGTTAGTAATTGAACGTCCTACTGGAAGTATTATTGCTGAAGAAATTTTTGAGGACAAAGCACAATCGGTTGTTGACTTTCAGAATAAACATAAAGTATGGGCACCACAAGGTGGTATCGTTGACCATCTAACACTTGGTAAAATATAGGAGAAAAAAATGACGAACATAGTTGATATGACAAGCGTGACCGAAGGCGATACATTTTCTTTAAAAGATTCGGGTATCGAAGTAAACGAAAATAAATTTGATATTGAATCAATAGGTGACCCAGAGAACCCTAGTAAGTTCGAGATTACAGATACTAAAACTGGTAAAGTTTTTACAGTAAACGCTGATGCTTTAACAGGTGGCGACTATCATCAAGTCATACGACATACGGATGGTACAATACCTAAAGAAGATATCAAAAGATATTATGAAAATGCTGTAGAAAAATTTAAGACAAGTGAACATACTCACTCAGATGAAGATTGGGATTGGATTAGAGACCTTTGGGAACAAGTAAATCCTGGTGCTGAACTTGTTGATTCTTATATTCATTCGTATAATAAAAGCACTCATAAAGTTAATCCTACTACTAAAGATGGAAACACATATACTATTATTGTAAATTTAACACCAGACTTGCAACCAGAAGATGGTGGTACACTAGATTTATGGACACCTAATTTGACAGATGATATGAAAGCAATAGCAATCAATACACCTTATGGAATTAATGGCGACCCAATTGTAAACATTGTGAAGTCA